ATGCATACTCAAAATATTACTGAATTAAAAAAACAAATGAACAATATTATTAAAAATCTTGAAAAAGAAAATAAAGTTAAAGAGAAAAAAATGATTGATGATATAATTAAACGTTACAAAGCAGCTGTAGTCGTATTAGAAACTAAAGAACTTTCTTCACTATCCAGACTAGATTTCAAGATTTTTGGTGGAGTTAGAGCATATCTTGACTCTTGTAGTGATTATGATAATCCTATATTAGGTGAAATGTATAAAGTAGAACAATCTCTTCAGGCTATATTAAATAGCAATAAATAATATTAGACCGTCCTCAAAAAAGAATCGATATATAGGAAGACAAACTCAATTGATTTAGGACTCGTAGAAACTACGAATATAACAAATTAAAATAATAATTGACCGCCTATTACAGGCGGTCTTTTTCTATTTCACATATACATAAACTTCATTTGCTGTTAAATAGTATGTTTTCCCTTTGCTGTTGTGTACTTTATATTGTGAGAATCCATTTACACTTACTTTAGCATCAATAGTGAATCCTAATCCTACATCTACAGTACCAGCAACATCTTTATCCTGCCAAGATGGAGATTCATAGAAACGTAAATTGTCCACTTTAGAAATGACCCTTTTACCAGTCATGGTAGAAGCATCTGTCCCATTGTAACGGATATATGAGGAGTCACAATAAATCCATTGGTTACCACCAAGGTTTAACCAGTTTCCTAATTTACCCCATACTTTATAAGCCTCTCCTTTTTGTAGTTTACGAATAACACTATTATCTGTTGATGGTCCAGAACGAAGATTTACATTGTATCCCTCAATATACGCAACACCATTCACCTGTACTGTGCCAGGTATTTCATTTGGTTTCTGTGGTTTTGCATCCACCGTAACAGATTTCCCGTTATAAGCCTTTAACACGTCTGCTCGGAATTTAGCCTCTGATACACCATGACTACGAAGATAATCAAGTGGGTCTTCATGATCTGTACCACCTAATTTATAAGTAATATCTTTATGTGTCCATAATCCTTTAGAAGGATGAATATTTCGTTCCCGTAATATTTCCCCAATCAACTCTACATATCGTTCGTAAGAACGTTTAAATTTCATTGCATCACTTGTTTCACACAATTCAACATGAACAAATCTTGCATTCGCTGCTGGACCTGCACCCCATGCACGATATTTAGTAGATGCAATTTGAATCTTTTCATTCCAGTCAACTGCATAGTGAACAAACGCTGAACGCCATGTACGAGACTCATATTTTTGAATATTAATAGCTGGAGCTTCTGGGGTAGCTGTAGAATGCGCTACAACACCTTCATAAGCACCAACACCATTACGGTATGGTTGTTTTGGTAAATCAGGAATAATCAAAACCCTATCAGCAAATACGTTTGTTCCAATTGATAATACTAAAATCATAGCTATAACTATAGATGAAATATGTTTCCACTTCTTTTTCATTTTACATCGGCATCCTTTTTTATAATTTTTGTGTGGTCAAATAATCCACTTGCTGACAACCCAATAATGATTCCTTGAAATATATTTGTTTTGATATCCTGAGACAAAAATAAAACGCCTAGCAATATGCCAAGCGTTAAATTTAGTAACGGAACATATTTTGTTTGCATCCCAACTGTTTTTGCAATTTGTGATAATCCTACAACAACACCAATCATTACCGTAATTTCAAACATTACATACCACCTCCTTTCAAGAAGAAGGTCAGAGCCGCTCCAATAAGCCCACCAACAATAAGGCGTAAGATCCAAGTTGTATTAGCGCTAATCTTATCTAATTGCTTATTGATATTGATAATGTCTTTCTCGTTACCTGTTGTCCGCATTTCTAAACTTTTAATCTCTAAGCGAATGTCCTTAATATCTTGCTTTATTTCTTGAACATCACTTCTTACTTCTTGTAACCCCTCCACTTTAATCCCCCCTTTTTAGACAATAAAAAAAGACCAGCTTATGGCTGCTCTGGTTTCCTATTTATTAATTTTTATAGTCATAATCCTTTCAGTTGCGATTTGCTACTGCTCTATTCAGAAGGTACATTCTGTTTTTCCTGTGAAGCTTGTGTAATTCTGTCTAAGCAATCTTTGCAAATTTCCTGATTACCGATTCTTGTTGTATTTGTATTCACACCACAAATATCACAAAACCTTTCTGCAGTTCTAACGAACAGATTAGAAGTATCAGAGAATAATTCCACTTTTGTATTTGGTTTAATACCTGCTGTTTCCAGCATATCCAATGGGATTTTGATTGTCCCATCTTCACCAACTGTTCCTAAAACACCTAAAAATTGACTCATTTCATTTTCTCCTTTCATCACTGTGAGCTACTTATAAAGTTCCATGCTTTTCCATCGTGGTAGTAAGCTCCAAATCCTCTATAACCATTCCCCATCCATAGAACCCCTTGTTGAGACAAAGGAATCTTTCCAAATGAGTTGAATAATATACCTGATGTTGAAATTGGTGACGTGAAGTTAGCTCTCTTGGCTGTAAACCAAATCCCATCTTGAGCTGTTATACCGATATTACCTGCATTCGTTAGACGAATATTACTTTCAGCGCCATTATAATCTACATAGCGATAGTAAACGCCATTTCCATCTTTGTAGATACTTCCAATATTCCTACCAGTCCCATCACCTTCACCAAGGATTATATATGGGTTACGTGTTGTACTTTTTCTCTCATCTTCAAATCCCATCACAATTTTGGCAGAGCCTTGGTTTACAAAACGAATAACCTGATTTTCCATATGGAGGTATTCTTTTGTAGCACTTGTTTTGATAGTCATACCTTGGAGTAATCCAGCTTTTAACCAAGATGCTTCTACTCTACCTACCAAATCAATTAGATTGGCTGAAATTTTAATCTTTTCTGCCGTTTGATTGATAGATGAAATGATTTCACCTTTTTTTACGGTACTAAGAATATTCTTCTCAGTAACTTGAATACGTCCTTCCATATTCCTTACATAAGCATTCGTAGCGAATTTATCATTAGATTGAGTTTGTGTATAAACCTCTGTCTTTTTTGCTGCTAAATCAATACCTTTCTCATTAACACTAAAACGGTTATCGATTTGAGTCATCTTTTGATTGTATTGCTCAGTCGCAAGCTTGTTAGCTAATTCATCTAATAAATCTTGTTTATTTTGATTCACTGTTTGTTTTAAATCAGGAATCTTAAACCCAGCAACATAATCCTCTACTTGTTTAAGCCCAACTTTTGCATTGATTGCCGTTGCCTGTTGTTCAAGTTTTGTTTTTGCTTCAGTAAGCTTCTTCCCTTGATCTGATACTACATTGTTTAAATTACTTACTGTAGAAGATAATCCAGTTGCTGTTTGTTCTACTGTAGTCATACGCTTTTCAAATCCAGCTTGATTGTTTTGAACTTTTGTTACAGTAGTTTTTACGCTATCTACACTTTTTTCAATCTCGGTTGTTTTCTTGTTGAATTCGCCATTTGTTATTAAGTCTTCTGGCGCAGGTCTCCACGTATAAATTTTATCGCCGACTGTTAGTTGCGGTGTACTTTGTTGATACCAAATAGATCCAGCCCCGCCAACCGAGGGTTCAACTCTCATAAAACTCTCTATAGTTGTTCCTGTCAGAGCCATCATTGCAGTTGTTACTGTAAAAGTAGCGCTAACTCGTTTCCACTGATTAGTAGCGGTAGGTAGCGTTATGCCAGTTGCTCCTGTATAGAAAAAGAATGTCTGGTCTCTTGTTTGTCCATCTGCTAAGCCTTTTACTCTTGAATATATTGAGTAAGTAACTTTATCTCCTGCTTTAACAATACCTCTGCCAATTAAATCCTTAAAATTGTAAGCTATTCCTGACCAATTGGCTTGAACTTCATATACTGCGTTCCCTTGAAAAGTATCAGTAGATATTCTGGCATCTCCACCTTTTAGATACCATCTCGCTGGAAACACTGCACTTACACGTTGTGCCCCTTCAAAAGTGCCAGAATCAACAAGTAAATTGGTTACATCATCATTGATGTTGTTTACTTTCGTTTCTACACTTGTTAACTTTTCACTGATTTTCCCAGCTTTCTCTTCTATTTCAGTAGTTATTTTCTTAAGTGAATTTGTTTCTTGCTGTACATTGGAAATTGTCTTTTTTGTGCCTTCTACATTGGATTCAACCGTATTTAATTTATTACTAATGTCAGTATCTTTTTTAGTTAACGATTCGATGGATTGTTTAAAGCCGTTTGCTGTTTGCTCAGATTTCGTTACACGTTCTGTAAGCTTTCCCTGTTCGTTTTGTACATTTGATACCGAAGTATTTATTCCTTTAATAGTAGTCTCGATTTCTACTGTTTTTTTAGTGAAATCAGCTGTGGTTACTTGGTCTTCTGGTGCTGGTGTCCATGCCGTTGATATTGTGCCAATTTCTAATTTAAGCTTTTCAATTAACACCTCCCCCGTAAAATCACGTGCTAAAGCGTAAACTGAAACCTCCTTAATAGGCTTATCCATTACTACTGCACTTGCTGTAAACCTTTCCTGGTTATATTGTTTTCCTAGAGTTAAACGGTTTTCTACTCGGCAACTTGGATAATGAAATGTATTGTCTGTGAAAGTAATCTTCACTTCGAAACCAGCCCATTTATTCGTTGTACCCCATGCAGTAACTTTACCTGTAAATAAGAAACTCATAGCAAGATTCTTACCCTGCATTAAAGTAGCTATGTCCTTTGCTACATCAAAGTAGGTATGCGGCTTATTTTCCCCAGTCTTCACTGAATGTGATTTAGTAGCTGTTTCTAGTAATAAATTTCGTCCACCAACTTGAATATTATCAACTTGAGTTTTCAGATTAGAAAGTGTCTGCTTCGTTCCATCTGCCGTTGATATAATCTCATTCGTTTTACTTTCAAGTTGAGACAAACCATCATTAATTTTCGTTAACTCCGACTTCTCTGCTTTTTGTTTTAGAGCTTCATTTGTTTGACTAATAGATGTATTAATATCTTGGAACTTCTTAACGTTACCATTCTTATCAGTTTCATAGATTTGTTTTCCTATAAAACCATCTTTAATTTCATCTTTCGTATAAACACCGGATTTATCAGCCTTATCTTTTAATTTATTATTAATCCACGTTTGATCAACTTTGTCATTAACTTGCTTTTGAACACCGACTAATTGTCCAGCTATTTCTTGCGCTTTACCTTCCACACTTTGAACCTTTTGATTTAATTCTGTTTTTGTGGATTCAATATCTTTGCTGACCTGCTCTATTGTTTCTTTTTTAACCGATTCCACATCAGGAACAACCGGGTCCCAAATACCATCTTTCCAGAGTTTTAAAATGCCCGGCTTACTATTAGAAATATCTAACCATAATGTTTTTCTGTCTTTGAGCCCTGTTGTTGGTGGGTACTTTGATTCAATGATTTCGACGGTATTGTTTTTAATATTCTCTTGTACCTTTTCAGCAAGTGTTTTTGCTGCTTCTGACTCCTTCTTTGCATTACTAGCTGTTTCATTCGCTTCTTTCACTAACTTATCTAGCTGATTTATCATTTCTTGTTTATTGCCAAGCGAACTAAGAATACGATTGTAAATCCTTCTTAGTTCTTCATTCGAATCAATAATTTCATGATAATCTCCAAATACATATTTATCTTGCAATGGATTTTTAAACGATTCATCACCAGCAATTGCCCTAGCTTCTAAATAAAGCTTAGGTGTGAATCCAGTGTCTTTTATTCGAATCGTATCGCCCTCGTTAATTAATTCGTGAGCTAATCCAAACACACGACCAATTGATTGTGCTTCAACTTCATAAGAAACAGATGTATTTACACGTTTTTTTAGCTCTGTATTCATAAGAGTCATTAAACGTTTGGCATCCATGTCATCGTTTTCTGTTTCTGGACTATAGAAACCAAATTTATGATTCCCTTTCTCGTTCCATCTTTGGAAAGCATCATTGTCCACAAGATAAGGAACACCCTTATTTATTTCTGTAATGGTAATGAATTCTCCGCCTTCTTTTTTTACGAAACCTAATAAGGCTGTACAAATATTTTGAGAGTTTTCAATCCGTTTAATTCCCAGCAAGTCTTTACCAAGGGTTATTTCTTTCCCTGTTTCTTGACCACGCTTCTTAACCATATCTACATAACGCCCAACAACTTGAGAGCCTACAACTTCAGCACGATATTGAATTTCTAACTCAAACAAAGAAGCAATCTTTTTAAGAAAAGACAACGGATCAATAAATTCATCGATCGTCATAGAACGGAAACTAGCATATTCTAAATTCCCCTTTTGCCACTTTGTACCCGCAAGAGCGATATCAACCATTTCAATTACGGTTTTACCTTCTAATTTTTGTGGCGGGATAATTCCAGCTTTAGCAAGTTGAATCCATTCTCCTGATGCATAAGCAATTACTGATCTATCATCCGAATTCTTTTCAATTTCAGTAATTACATAAGGAACAATACGTCCATCGCGCACTTCTTTTAATACTAAGTTTTGCTGCATAAGTGTGGACGAATGCCTTGTATTATCAAATACTCGAAACTCTAATGTATCAATGTTGTTTTTGATTTCCCAATGTCGTTTATCATCCCAATAATCTGCTGGCTGAATGCTTGATACAATCTGTCCAGTTTTAAAATCACAAACATGTAATTCACCACTTGGCGTTCTCATCTATATCTCTCCCTATAACTGATTGTAGCTGTAACATCCGGCGGCATAATATCAATACGATTATCTCCACGAATGACCTTAGGAAACTCACTAAATATATCTTTAATATTAATAGCATCTTTCCCGTTAATCGTAACTAGGCTTCTTTCTGTATCAATAATTACTTTATCTCCTGTATCGAAAATATAAGGCTTTGTATTTGAAGGGACTTTGTTTACCTTCCAAATCTTTAAATCGTCAATTTGCATTTCGTTAATAGGCTGGTGATTATCCCACTTACAAATCGCGATCATAACTTGTGCAATTTTACGTTCTGTCATCGGATTTCCTGTTTCATCAATCCAACGTTCCACAAGTGAAGCACCATCTGTCTCTGTACCATCTATAAATTTAGCGACATAAACAGACCATTGTTTTCCTCTTCTAGCAATACGTAAACGACCTCGGAATTGGTTAAATGTATTCGAATAATATCCACTTGTATCAACTAATTTCCGAAAACTATTGGGTGTTCCGCTATTCCCAATTTTCATATGAGCCTTTGTAATTTCAGCAGTCCCATATAGATCATTCATATTGATACGTGCTACCACATTACTTGCCTCATCTAGAAGAAGAACTTCAACACGCCCCATTTCATCAATGTTTTTGGACTTTAAAGTCATCCATGCCTCCATTTCAAAATCTTGTAATGGTCCGCCCGGAATACTTTTCTTAGCTATTGCACCGTAAAATCCTTTTCCTTCTCCGTATTCTTCACAATATAATGCATAACCATCTCTTGATTTAAAACTACCTGTCCCTTTCATTTCCTCAACTTGTCCAGTAACAGGAGTCCATCCTATTGGTGAAGCCATTTCATCCCATAGCACACGTTCACGCTCTTGGACAGTGGATTCTTCCACAGTTAATGGATATCCAATACGAAAATAGTTTCGTTCTAAAGGATATTTACCAAACCATACATCTAAAAAAGTGCTTGGTTTTTTTACAGTCATTTCAATTAATGCTGGAGCTTCTACGCTTCCTTTATTTGTGAAATAAGAAGTAGTCTCGGTAGACCAGTTTTGAGTGAATGTGTAAGTTTGTACTTGCCCTAGCTTATAAGGTATTGGACAAACAAATTTAATTGTACCGATTCCAAGTGTTACAAATTCATCTGGATTAAAGCTATCGTCCACTACCGCTAAATATGTTCTATTGGGTTCTACATCGAAAATAAGCTCTACTGCTTGATCTGTAATTAGCCAATCTGCAATCTCTTCTTTTATGATTTCTAAATCAGATCCATCAGGAACGATAATTCCTACAGGAATAGATAAAACGCGCATTTCCGTTTGTGTGTTTAATAGTCTTGCACCTGGATATCCAGGAACACTTAAAAAATTTCTTTTTAACGGCGCCCAAGCTGGTCTTTTCCATCCTTTTGCGATTTGAATAAAGTCTTTTCGTTCGTTATTAAATGTAAAAGAACTCATGTTGACACCTCATTTCTTTATAAAATGAAAGAAACCCAAACCTAAAAGTCTGAGTTTCTTTTCTCTTCTCTTTCTTGGTATTCTTTTGTATATCGATAAGTACCGCGTGCTAAGTCTCTACCATCTAAAATAACTGGTACTTCAATTACCAAATCGCCACCTTGTGCTGGAATTAATTCATTATCACCAGTTTGCCCTGATGAATAATTGAATACTTGATTTGCGATATTACCAGCCATGGCTTGTCTACTATTTGACATACTTCCATATACACCACTCATAACAGACTTTAACCCTGCTAATTGACTCATAGAACTAGCCATCATCCGACTCATATCACCCATTAATTGATTCATAGTCCCAGTAATGCCGAGTGATTTTTCTTTTGATGATAAAGGTGTAACTGTGATTGAATTACCCTTTTTCGTAAATAATTCTGGTCCAGCTTCACCTGTAATAAATGAACCATCACCTACAGGTTTTCCACCTTTAGCAAGCATTGGTACATGTGGAATAGTTGGAGCACTTACTCCTGGTATATTATTTAACAATTCTGCTGGTGTATTAAAGCCATCTATGAACTTATTAATAATACGAATGATTCCGTTGATAGCTGTACGAATACCACTCTTAATTCCATCCCACACGCCTAATACTGCTGACTTCATTCCCTCGAATGCTCCACTCACAGCATTTGTTACCCATCTAACAGGAGTCATAATGGCATCTTTTAATCCATTCCATACAGAAGATGCGGTTGATTTAATACCTTCCCAAATATTTGAAAGAGTAGATTTAATACCATTCCAAATACTACTGCTTGTGCTACTAATCATATTCCAAACAGTTGAAATAGCTTCTTTGATGTTATTGAATACGGAACTTGCTGTGGAAACAATTGAGTTCCATAAACTAGAAAGATAGCTTTTAATTGCATTCCATACTGCACTTGTAGTGGAACTTATCGTGTTCCATGTATTTACGATCCAGTCTTTTATTGAATTAAAGATTGGTGTTACAAAAGCAACTAAACCGTTCCAACATGATTGTAAGAAATTCTTAACAGCATTCCATACAGTCATTGTTGCGGAACTGATTGTATCCCACACGGTAATGATCCAAGACTTGATTTGTTCGAAAATCGGCATAACAAGTGCTACAAGCCCATTCCAACATGATACTAAGAAATTCTTAATCGTTTCCCATACAAAACTTGTAGTAGAACTAATGGTATTCCAGCATTCAGAAATAAAATTCTTTATACCTTCAAATATTGGTGTAGCAAAGTATAAAATAGCCGTCCAAATCGCTTGTAAGTATTGAGTAATGAAATTCCATACAGTTTGAATCACTGTAGAAATACCATTCCAAATCATAGAGAAGAAATCAGCAATCCCTTGTAAAATAGGAGTTAAAAAGGCAACTAAACCATTCCATGTCTCTTGAAAGAATGTAGAAATAGAAGTCCATATTTCTGTAAAGAACGTTGCGATCCCCTGCAAAACTGACGTTAAATATTCAACTATCCCATTCCAGATTTCCATACAGAAATTAAAAATGGATGTCCAAACGCCAATATATGCCTCTAGGATTGTAGAGCCCCAAGTAACTACAAACTCAACTATTCCATTCCAGATTCCTGTAAGAAATTCAACTACACTACTCCAAACGGCCTGTGTGCCTTCACTTAAACTATTCCAGACTGAAGATAATGATTGAACAATCCCATCCCACAAGCTAATTAAATATTCTTTAACTGCATCCCAAGCGGCGATTGTCCAAGCTTTAATGTCATCCCAATTCTTTACTATAGCAATAACTAGAGCAACAACCGCTGCAATAATTATGGCGAACAACGCTATCCATCCCATCATTGCGGCCCCTACACCCGATATAACAACAACTATTGGTGCTAAAGCCATAAATGCTCCTGCTATTACTCCTATCGCTACTGCAATGGCTGCCAGTGTGGCTGCTAGTTTAGGATTATTAGAAATCCAATCAGCTATTTTAGCAACAACATCAGCTATTACTCCAAGTACCGGTTGGAGAGCCATTTGTAAATCTTGCATTGCTTTTTGAAACTTAACTGCTGGATTTGCATCCATTTTTTTTATAGAACCATTCAATTGCTCTTGATTCTTTTGGAAATCAACTGTTTTTTCTTTCGCACCCAGCAAAGTATTAATAATATTTTTACCTTGATCTTCATACATTGTCATTTTGTTATCGTAAAGGCTTTTTATCCTTTACTTCCGGGGATTTCTCCGCATTATAGGATGTTAACTCATCCTCGGTTCAGCATATATTTTCAACCTATAAGGTTGTCGTTCACTCGTGGGAGTATTTTATTCTGTAATACAGGTTCAACTCCTATGCGTTACGGTGAGCCACATCTTTTAGAATGTGCTTTACCACGGTGTTAACACCATCTTTACATGCTGAGCTTTCACCGTTTTTGAACGATTTTACTTCGGCACAATTCATCATCTACCGAAAAATTTAACACCTAATTCATTACGCTTTGTTTCATCATCAACTTGTGATAAGGCTTGTGCAATCTCGGTCATAGCCGCTGAACCTTCCTTACCGCCATTAGCTACAGCTTGACCCCATTTTTCAACTTGTTCCGCTGAAATGTTAGTGCCTTCAAGAGCTTCTTTCATAGCTTTATCGACACCTTGGCCGAACTCAGCCGCTTTAATACGTCCCTCTTTCAGACCATCTAATAGATTATCAATATTCCAAGTACCTGTTTCAACACCAGCCTCCATAATTGCCTGTACTTCTTCAGCACTATATCCAGCTCTTGTTAACTGCCCTCCATACTCAGCAATTATGTCTAATTGTTCAGGTGGAAATCCCATTTTTAGCAACGCATTTGTTAAACCAAGTGCACCATCTTGCGAAATTCCTAATTCGTTGCCAATTTCATTCGTTTCTTGAATTAATTCAGTAAAATCTATTCCTTCATAAGATTGTGCAATTGCCGCTGCTCCTTTAACAACAGCTGCATTCGCTTCATCACTTACATTCTTATTTAAAGCCCACTGCCTACGTACACCTTCTAATGATGCTTCCGCATCCACACCATAAGCGGTTACTCCTCTTACAGCCGCCTCTACTGATTGCTTCGAGGATTCTGGAACATCAAAAGTTATATCAATTTTCGTTTGCAACTTTGACATATCCATTGCTTTTTCAACTGCACTAGCAATACCGCCACCTGCTGCCATACCACCTATGACGTTTTCTAATCCTATCTTGAGCCCTTCAAACTTCTTCTCCGTTCTTCCGGCTTCTTGCTGTAAATCTCTTAATTCATTGCGCACTTGTTGTATTGAGTTTCCAGCATCCACAGATCGAAGAGCTCGTTGTAATTTCTCTATATCTGTTTCTGCACCTAATGCTTCCCGGCCGATAATTCCAATTGCTTGTTCCAATTGTCGACTTGTAGCCGTACCACTTTTAATTGCATTCACAAGACGATTTCCTAATGCTCCTGCAAAATCATCAACACTTTTCCCAGTAGCGCTAAACAATGTTTCTAATTGTCTTGTTGAACTGGCTACACTATCTTGCTCAGCCTTCATGTTCCCAAGCTTATTCTTTAGGCCATTAAGCGATCCTTCTGTAAATTCAATTTCACGCCTAAATGCGCGGTATTGTTCTTCGGAAATTTTTCCGTTTTGAAATTGCGCTTGGACTTGTTGCTCAGCTGCCTTTAATTTATCTAACTTTTGTGTGGTGTTTTCAATTTGCTGAGTCAGTAACTGTTGCTTTTGGGCTAAAGCTTCAATATTACCTGGATCAAATTTTAATAATCGCTCAACATCTTTAAGCTCTTTGGTTAAATCATTACTACGCTTATTAACATCTTTTAATGCATTTTGAAGTCCCGTGGTTTCACCATCAATTGAAATACTAATTCCTTTAATTCTTCCTCCTGCCATCATCTCACCCCTTTCTTAGAATGAATCGAAGTCTTTTTGATTTGCTTTACGGGTTTTCTCTTTGTCTGGGTTCTCCATTTCTGCAAATTCAGCAATATAATCAAAGCAATCACCGATTGTCATTACTTCTAAATCCCAACTCGTTAATTTCGCTTTATAACAAAGAGCAAGGAACAAATCAGTGGTGAATTCTCCGTCACTGAAAGTCCCTTGCTCTCCATTACTTTTCTTTAGTTTTTTTTTGCTCCCATTGTACTTTGAATCATATCGTTAATCTCTGGAATGATTTCATAAATAGGAAATTCTTCAAATCCGTCTAACCATGTAATTGGATCCGGAAGATTTTGATCAGCGGTTTTAGCATATAACCAAACTAAATCATAAATAACTTCAAAATCTATTTTCTTTAAATCTACATTTGAGAGGTCAATAGAAGGCTGAGAACCATCTTGTGGTGTAAATGTACCAATAGCCCCTAAAGCCATCATATCAGCAAACAAATCACGTCTGAATTGCGCTTTGTAACGCTTAACAGTTGCTGCTGTACTTTTCAGTCGAACTTGCTTACCATCTATTACAATTGTTTTTTCCATCTAATTACGCTCCTTTTGGTGTTGTTGGTGTTTTCACATAGACCTTTTTGTACCAATTATCATGGATTGCCGGTGTAGTTTTAGAAGTTGTCTTTGTCTTAACCATCGGTCTACCACCAGTTGCTAGAATAATTGGGCTTGCGACGAATTTAAGCTCGTTTGTATTCGGTTCAGCTGAATTCGTTTTTGATTTTGATGAAATATTAGGGCGACTCGCTGAACAGTTATACATAACATGACGGGTTGCTTTCACATCACCATCAAACTCAAATAACAGTGCGAATGGTTTCCCTTTTGCATCAGCTAACTCATTTAATACACCATCTGTCTCATCTAATTGTTCACCTAATGCATCAATTGCAAATTGCTCCGGAAGGAGTGCAATATTTAACGTTCCTTCATAACCTTGATTATTATCTGCTGAGTAATAAAGCATGTCATCGGCATAGAATTCAATTAAATCACCGCGTGGTTCATTTGTTAGTTCAACCGCACCAGGTAATGGAATCGGTGTTCCAAATGTAACTACCCCATCTTTTGTTTCATATGTTGCATAATGGACATTTTTCAATCCAAAACTTACTTTGTTCTCACTCATTTATATCAACCTCGTTTCATAATTTTTTTGAAATAGGTTTTCAGTTTCAATAAAAACCTCATAGGATTCATAAGGAATCTCATAATTGTCTAAGATTTTTTCAAGATTTTCTTCAGCAATTAAATCTTTTTTATTTGTATAAAGCTCGATACTTAAGTTATTTATCTTGTGATATACCTTGTTATCAGCCATTAAATTCGCTGATCCGTCCACAAGAAAACAAATATAAGGTGGCGCCGGAACTGGATTAGTTGGCGTTGCTGTGAAATGTGAATAAGCCACAGGATAACCTGTAGCATCAAGGATTTTCTTTAATTCACCTAATGTCATTGTTGAATCGCCCTTTCGACACGTTCAATTAGTTCATTTATTGCTTTTTCTTCTGCCGGAGCAATGTGAACCTTAGCTGCTACACGCCCACCATTTGCTTTAGCATGTCCCTTTTCCAATAAATGTGTAAGTTGTGGTTTCAATGCATTATAAACAATGATTGCACTGCCATCCTTCTTTTTCCGCCAGCCTTTACCATACTTCCCTGTTTTCTTAGGACTTTTTTGTTTCAATTCATTCACAAGATTGGTCGCAACCTTTTCTTTAGCATCTTCTATATCTTCTTCTACTAGGTTAGCGTATCTTTGCAATTCCCTAGCAATATCACTTGCAAGAGTATCAATATTAGACACCGGCTTTCACCTCACAATAAAGTTCGATCTTTTCATCGTCTCTTTCATACGTGCGGTAAATGCTATATTCTTTATCTCGATACTTCACTTTTCGTTCATCTTGGTAATCCCAGACATGAACAATCAATATATAACTAGCCTTGATATTACTTTGTCCAGCTTGAAAGAATTCTGATTGAGGAACTGATTTTTTCTTGCAAAATACCTGTCTACTAAATACTTCATTTTCCTCAACTTGACCTAATTCGTCTTTAGTAATTGTTATTACTGGGAATAGTAAAATATCATTCATTTATAGTCACCCGCTAAAGTTAGATGATTTTTAAGCATGTTATAAGATGCTAAAAACCGTTCTGCCTCTTTTGCGTCTGAAATAAAATTAGCTTTTACATACGTAATAATTGCTCTTTTTATTAAAGGATCAGTGTCGTCATTTGCCTTGAGATGAGAAACACCAGATAACTTCAAATCATATCGAGATGCTTCAATTAAATCTTCAAGTTCATCATCAAGAGCACTATGTGAGATCCGTACCGCTTTCTTCACAACATCAAGCATCATATTCATTCACCAACTTGCTCTAGCTGTTTTAAAGCTTCCAGAGCGGCATCTTTACCCTTAATCTTTTCACCATTTGGAAGTTCGTAATACCCTCCTCCAACATGGACTGGTCCTTTTGAGCCTTCTTGTTTTTCTATAATCCTTTCTTTATTCAAGAAACCTTCATCTTGTAGATATATTACACGTTCTGCGTCATTTGATTCATATGAATCGGCAACATTATAATGAACGAAAGTGAATTTATCTCGAAAAGCTCTTTTTACAACATATTTATTCAACGGTTTCCCACTCACTGTTAAACCTCCTTATACCATAAAGAAAAGCGACTATTATACAGTAGCCGCTTTCTTCACTCGTAAGAATCCATTTTTAGAAATTACGTTACCACCTGCAAAAACAGAACCTCTATGTGCAATCATACCTTGCTTGAATTTAAAGTCTGTAGATCGTTGAACGTCCATATCTGAGAAAATAGTAAGTTGATAGTTTGATAAAGGACCATATGCCATGCTATATTGTCCAGCTGTTGTTTTAGCATCAGAAACAGCCTTACAAGCACTATTAATAATGAATGGTACCCCATCAATTGTTCCCGAATTACCTTGTGATACTACGTTATATACCTTTTTACCATCAGAAGTACGAAGCTTAGCAAATGCTTTTAAATCTAGTTTATTTAAAATCAATACTGCCGCATCTTCTACATCTTCATCTCCACCATAGCTATAGATAATCTCATCCAATGTAGATGCATCAATTGCTGAAATTTCTAAATCTGTTTCTGAATCAATTGCCGTAGCTGCTGCTGAGAAAATACCAACAAGTCGATTCGTAGCACCTGTACCAATTAAAATTTCACGAGTTAACTTTTTACGAGTAGCTACTGTAATTCCCTTCATTACTTCAGCATCGTAATCAGCTGCTGGTAACTTTTGAAGCTCTTCTGTGTCCTCTGAATAAGCTGTAACTTTTGCTTTTGTGATATCTGCATATCCAAACGTTGTTTCTGATGTATTGTAGTCATTACCTTCAGTGGTATAATCACCTTCTCCATAACTTTTAATGTACGGCTGTTGGTAACTCTCTCCACCTTTTAAGGTTTTAGAAGAAACACGATCAATCAGTGTAGATACTTCATTGAAAGTCGGACGAATATCTGTTGCACTATGCTTAGGTAAAACTACATTACCACTTCCAACTGTAACAGCACGGTTTTCCATTAGAGCCTGTCCACGTTTTTCAGAAGTCTCTAATTCTACGTCTTGTTTTTGAGGTTCATTGTTAAATGTTTCAACTGTACGCATTTCAGGCATTTGATTATTATTAATCTCCTCTGCTTCTTTTAATAATCTTTGTCGTGTTTCAATTTGTTTTTGTGTTTCTTCAAGGTCTCGTAATTCTGTTTCTAATGCTGCTAAGTCTACTTCCTTATCGCTTTGTAACATTGAGCGAATTTCTGATTTTCTAGTTAAAATTTCTTGTAATGTTTTCAAATGAATCTCTCCCTTATAAATATGTTTTTAAAATTAGTTTTTTACGTAATTCTTTTTGATTGCGTTCCTTCACAAATTGTTTATATGGGTCATGACTTCTAGCTGAAACTTGCGAATCAGGATAAGCTGGGAAAGCTACTGGACTAATCTCTAGTAACTTAGCTTTCGTTACACTACGAACTACATTGTCCGGATCCGATTCATCCCATTCTTCTTTGACCATTTGGAAACCAAAAGAAACACCGTCTACATCACCGCGTTTAATCGTCTCATATGTGTCATTTCCGAGTGTTGTATTGGCTAAGTCTAGTTCAAACCTTAGTCCAATCTCATCTTCAAATAAACGAAGAGTACCATTTTTAGTTCTTCCTAACACTTGTGATGTGTCGTGGCTCCATAAAGCTAATTGATCATCTTGAGTCAAGGACTCTGTGAAAGCTCCTTTTTTAAACTGCTCTTTAAATCGTTGCCAATAGCCCATTGTTACTGATTTCATTTCCCATTTAACTGCATAACCAGAAATTGTTCGAAGGCCATTTTCTAATTCCCTAATTTCAAGAGCACTACTCAATAGTTCCCTCTTTTCCGTCTTGTTCATTGTCATCACCTCCTTCATCAGTGACATTTCCTTCTTTAACTAAAGCTGTATCTAATCTTCTAATCGGCTTAGATCCACCTTCAATTGGTCCAAGTGAAAGAATTGAACGCCATTCATTTGGTGTCATAGCTCCTCTATCAACCATTTGAACTAAGTCCATCTTTGTACTTAAAGAAGCGTATTGAAGTGAAGAGGATTCAAAGATAATCTTGTTACCAAATCCCCTTTCTCGACGCGAAAAAAGCTTCCTGGTATATTCCCCAGCAAGCTGCATTGCAAATGGCTCAATTTCCGATTCATAATAAGCTGTCCATTCATCCTCGTTGTATTTACTTTGGATAATCTTTTCGTTTGTATTAAAGAAATTATAAATACGTTGTACTGTTTCTTGCATCTGCTTGGAATCCGGTACAAACGCTTCAGGTTTCACTTGTTCTAAATCATACCTCGGATCAGAAGAAGCTGCTCCACCATCATTCGAGATATTTAAATAGTTATTCACAAAGTTTTTAACCTGACTATCGATATCTTCTTGTTTTAATACTGACTTAAACTTAAGAATCCACTTTACTACTGCACTATTTTTAATAGCTTTAACAATGCCTTGATCAGTAGTTGTAACAATCTCCATTAACTGAGCTAATGCATTACCAGGATGTTCTCCGAAAAAGTCATTATTATTAAAGTCTTTACGCAAATGAATGATATCTGTATACGGAATCGTCATTTGCTTACCATTTTTAAAATAAAACTTTAAAAAGATGTCTCCCTGTGCACCTTCTACAACTTCAACTGTTGTACATGGAATAGGATAAATCTCAGTAGGATAACCAAAATCATCACGCTTAATATAAGCGAATGCATTATGATTCAACTCTAATTGAACAGCCATTTTCTCTTGAAACATTTGTCCTGTCATCAATGGATTTGGCTCTTCCAGTAAAAATCTCATATAGGAATCTGGATTCACCTTGAATTCAGTAGAGTTATCTCGTATATGCTTGGCTATCAGCTTACCGACCGCTTTTGCTTTAGGACGTATACAAGCTCGTATAATATCACTTTGATAGATGTCCCCATTCCACGCAAAAAAACCTCCACCATTATCGTTTATCATTTCAAAACGAGTTGTAGTAGGAACCTGTTTCTTTCCAAATATCTTATCAAATAACCCCAAATTCTCACCTCCTTCTTAAATCATGTTGAGGTAGTCATTTCGCTTTTCTTGAAGAACTACATATGCATTTAAAAGTGCTGCTGTGCCATCAATACGACGTCTTTGGTTCTTTGTTTTATTTGGTTGTATATTTAAATTATTATCAATAGCTATAGCTGTATTGGAAAGGCACCACTTGTCAATTGCATTGTTGTTATAGTTGACTAACTTAGATTCCAAATCAGCTCCTAAAAGTTTCATCGGACTTGAAAGGGTCTGTTTACCTTGCGCGATAGGAATCATAGATTCTTTACCAAAATATCCTTCCATCTCCTCCACCCAATACTTAGCTGACCATCTATCATAGCCAATCCAAGGTAGATAAATACCATATTCATCTCGTATTTCTAAGAACCATTTCGTGACAAATTTATAATGAACGGAATTTCCCGGTGTTGTTCTTAATATTCCTTGCTCGTGCCATAAATTATATGGAATTTTATCTTCTTTACTTCGCTGCTCTAATAAATCTTCTGGAAGCCAATACATCTGCTTCACATAAATATGTGGGTCTTCTGGGACCATAAAAATAACCTTCGCTGCTGTTAGATCGGTGGTTGAAGATAAATCGCAACCACCGATTCCATAGGAAGGTTTCAATTCTTTGATATTATAAGTAGCTGAGTTATTCAATTGTTCAAATGTTAACCATGCTTCTGATGATGTTTCACGAATATTAAAGTCTTTCGTCAATAAATTGCTCACTAAAAGAGAATTAGCCTTAGCTTTATTTACTTTCGTTTCTAAGTTATCTATTTTCTTTATGGTACCTAAACCCGGATTTGCTTTAGCCCATTTGGTTTTGTCAGTCCACTCTTCTCTTTTATCAAGTTCATAAATAACAGGTAAAAAACGGTCATCTGTATAACCATCTTTATCTTCTAATCCATTCAGTAACATTTCTGCTTCGTCATACTTCATATCATAAACAGATTCTCTTACTGTCCCAGCTGTTGTAATCATAAGAATCAATGGCTGTTCGCGTGCTGACGTACCATCGACAATTACGTCATATAAATTCTTGTCCTTCCACGCATGTATTTCATCAAGGGAGGCTCCGTGAACATTTAGACCATCTAATGTATCACTATCACTACCGACTGGTTTAAATACACTATCATTAAAATCTGCCGTTAATTCTTTGACTAAAGTTTTTATTCTTTTAGACAAAGCCGGTGACTTTTTAACCATTCTTTTTGATTCTGACCAAACGATTTTAGCTTGTTGTTCTTTAGTTGCTACCGCATATACCTCAGAACCACCTTCACCATCTGCTACCTGTAGATATAAACATATCCCAGACGAAAGCGTAGACTTACCATTTTTACGTGCAACTACTAAAAATGCTTCCCGATATTTTCTAGTACCATCAATTTTATGAACAAAACCAAAAGTAGCGGCTAAGAAAGCCTGTTGCCAAAGTTCTAGGTCAATTGGTTTTCCAGCCCATTTTGCTTTACTATGCTTACAATAATTTTCGATGAATTCAATAACATGATTAGCTCGATTAGAGTCATATTCATACTCAGAATCATTATTATAAACATCACTAACGAGTTTCTTATAAATACGTTTAACTTTGTCACCTACTACAATTTCACCAGATTCAATTTTATTGTAATAATCTATTATAGGATTATGTGATAGTGGATATTGTTTTCTCATCGATTCTGCACAAACTTTTCAAATCCATCGTCGGTTTCTTCTTTCTTCTTTAGATCCGGCTTAGGAACGTAATCACCTAATTGCTTCATAATGCTTTGATAGTTTTTGTTCATTGCTATATATCTTCGAGCTTGCGGACGTTCCCTCTCATACGGCTCTTGATTCTCTGATTGTGAGAACATTTCATCATAACCATTCTCATCGAGGTCTTTTCGAATATCTTCTAATCGAACACGTAAATCTGCCGCTTCCACAATTAATCCCTCTACTACCAAGAGGGTATCTTTTGGCATTTCTTTATATATTCGTTTAAGTCTCGTTATCTCTTTATTAACCCGTTCTTCTTTTGTTAATTCCTTCTTTATTGCCATAAATAACACCTCATCTCTTATGCATTTGGGGTAGGGGGTCACGTGAAATGACCAATTTATTTTTTGAAGGTACCTCATCGGTCCTTCGAGAACTCGAAAAAGATTTTGAAATGGGGGGGCTTTTATTTCTTTGGAAATATCAGCGTTCACTTTTTATTTTGATTTTTATTCTTTTTTTATTAAATCCCCATTCTCATCAAACATTACTCCTTCAACAACTGGACTATTCTTCTCATGATGTTCACGGTTGTGGCAATCCTGACATAAAAGTTCTAAGTTGTGAAAGCTCAATGTAATCTCTGGGTTATTTATATTCTCTGGTGTTATGTAATCCTTATGATGAACAATCTTTCCTGTCCCCTTACACCTCTCACATAATCCATATCTAAATTTAAAATATGAATCCCTACACTTCTTCCATGCTGTGGACTTATAAAACTTCTTTGCATATTCCTTTGCCATGCATCCACCTCAAAACAAATAACCGCTCAATGTTGAACGGTTATCCTTTATATAAAGTTATACGAAATCCAATACGGTAAATGAAGTTTTATATAACATAATTGTTATTAATCCCTATCTACTATTAGGTGGCTTTTGTACGACAAAAATAAAGCTTTTATCTCTTATTGGACAGACTTATATTAAATGCAAATACTCTCAATAACTTCACTTTAAACATTATATATCCTTATATTATTTTATAAAAAAACATAGATTAATTAACTGAATTACCTTTACACGTATTATAATACGTGTTATAATAAGAGTATAGAAAGGAGGGAATAAGGGAGATGGACATTCTAGATATGTTAGACAAAGTAAGCGGGATTTCTTCTTTCATCTTAGCGATATACATACTTCTCAAAGAAAGCAAAGAAGAAAAAAATAAGCGTCCTCAACGCAAAGGTTCCAGCCGACCAAGCAGAAAACCTAAGCGAAGAAAACGCAAGTAACCCAATGGGAAACTCAACCAACTGGTTGGGTTTCTCAAAAAAATATTATCATCTCCCATATCTATATGTCAAAAACTTCATTGATTTTAAATACTATTTGTTTATTTTTAACAATTCGTTTCTTTATTGTTACCGACTTTTCTAATTTACAAATGTTAGACACTATCTACCTAATAGTTATTATTTTATGGATTCTGGTCTTCACCATTTCGATTATCAAGAAATTGAAGAAGTAAATCCATTACACTATATTCAGCAGGAGGAAAAGCTAATGAGCACTTACCAAGATCGCTACATCTATCCATCTATTTTTGATTTTTCTAATGAGCAGGTTACTGTTACATTTCCTGACTTAGCAGATTGTCATACTAATGGTAATAACTATGAGGATGCTTTTGAAATGGCTAAAAAGACATTAGCAACTCATCTATATGAAATAGAAGAAAATAAAGGCACTATTCCGCCCGCATCTAATCCAGCTTCTATCCAAACTAAGGAGAATCAAGTGATTGGCTTAATGGAAGTATGGATGCCACCATTCCGTAGTGAAATTGAAAATAAAGCAGTAAAGAAAACATTAACTATTCCTCATTGGCTTGATAAAATGGGAAAAGCTAATAATGTAAACTACTCACAAGTGTTACAAGATGCATTAAAAAAGCATTTAGGTGTTACCGAAAATAAAAATATCTAAAAGAGATGAGTTTTCTTCATCTCTTTTTTCTTTACCTAAAAAAAGAAATAACCGTTCAATAGAAACGGCTATTCCTCTTCATATGGTCTATATTTACTACGCAGGACTTCTAGTTCTTTCTTCTTCTCTTCAATGTCTTCACGTAGAAATAAACTCACTCGTTCCATTTTCTTAAATGGTACAAGTTTTCCACCTTTAATCATTTTACTAATTCTCGCTTTACTAATCCCTAAAACATCCATTACCTCTGGTGTCGTTAATACCTCATCATGTAAAAAAGAAAGCAGTTGCTCTTTATTTTCAAACTTGTACACTTTATTCACCTCTTTTTTCTTTAAAAATCCCATAAAGTCGTAATGAGGTATTTATAATATAAATAACTAAAAGAATAATTAACACGATATCCAAAACAGTTTTAAAAATACTCGCTTCGACTGAATCTCGAAAATACGCAAAGTATAACAGTGTAACGAAAATAATTAAGATGTTCGATGAATTACTTGTTTTCTTCATATTGTTTACAAATTGGCAAGTTGTTATAATGTGTATAGAAGAGAGAAGGTGGGCTTCTCTCTTCCGCTCAAAATCATTTTCGTTTACGTCTGGCTGGGCGTTTTCGTTTGGTTTTGAGCTTTTTTACTTTTTCGTGGATGACTAGGACCTTCTCGATGATTGTTAGTGCTGTAAGTATCATTCCTAGTATCAGTGCTAACTTTGCCAATTTGTTTCCCCCCTTTCGTTCTTTCTATATTTATTATACCATACCTATTAACCTAAGTAAACAGATATTCCAATTTAATTACACTATTATCCAAATAATTAATATAACCGCTACTAGAAATCAAAATAAAAAAGCATCCTAATAGGAATACTTTTCTAACCTGTGACTTCAAACTATTCATCTTATCTTGGAAGCCTAAATATATACCCATACTGAATTCCAATGCTCAGTATTTTTCCAAATATTATTATCTAAATTCTTGTGACTTTCATAATAAACTTCTTTTTTCTTATCTCATAATTTTTCTAACATTATATTAATCATCTACATTGATATATAAAATTCATAAAAAAACATTTACATTATTTATAAATAATTTTAAAATCATTTATAACATTAAAATCATATATTTATATATATGTTAGGAAGGGTTTTTATTTATGAATTTCTTTAAAACATTAAAAACAAACTTTAGAGATGGAACTGCTGCTGATAAATTAAGCATTATAAGTAGTATTCTGACGATACTAGGAGCCTTTAGTATCCCCTCTCTAATTTATTTGCAATACGCTCCAAACCTTCTATTTTCTGCTTTTTTAATTTGTGGATTCTTTGTATTTTCTTTAATAATAATTTACTTTGCATTTCTAATTTTACAATTTGTATGGCAACATGTTGAAGAAACTGTCCCACGAATAATAGTTCTTTTTATTGTTCTAGGTGTCAGTTTTCTATCTTTTTCAATTTTATTTGAATTCCTAAAAATTGCATATCGAGATATATTTTCAAAGATTACACAAATATAGTCAAAATCCTAAAGTATAGATTTATAAATATCATTACTTTAGGATTTTATTTTACTGGCTTTTCATACACTCTATTAAATCTATTCCCCTAGATATTTTAAGTTCTGTCATAGTTTGTGTTTTTCAATAACAATTGGAACACAAACCTAAAGCGTTCTCAACCAAATCCTCTTGTCCACAGTTATGGGATAATACTGCTAAACCTTATTATCACTTATTTTTTATATTGGTATGGATATTTGTATAAATTGCTAGATTATACTTTTCTATATCCGGATGATTATTTGCCTGTCTTGCAAGTTCATACATATATTTTTGTACATTGCCTGAAATAAGGTTCTTATTGTTATCTAAAGGTACTTTTTTATAATACTCAAAAAAATTTTTCTCAGGATATGAAAAATTACTATACCCCACGGGATAAGGTGGAATAATTGGGGTTTCTTTCTTCCAAAACTCATAACTATCTATATTTTTTAAAATAAAAAACATATGTATGAAACCCATAAGCATGTCTCTAGGTCTTGCCCCTCCTTTTGGAGAAAAATAGGTTCTCTTTTGATATATTTCATCGCCCCAATTTATTTCCTGTTCAAACATAAATAATGCTAATATGCTTAAAGCTTTAAGTTCCTCTCCTTCAGAAAAATCCTCCGGGTCTTCTCCCCTCCATACCCTTTCACAATTACTTATATTAGAAAATTGAAGTAAACGTTTAATGAGCTTTTTATGCGTCATCTTATAATCATTTGTTTCAGTAAATACCAGAATATCGAACAAACCTAATTTCGGTCTTTTTTTCAATAATTCAAGGTCATTATTATGATTTGCCATATACCCACTATAATCTCTTCTATACTTAAATCCATAATCCAAACCATTTATTTTTTTCCATATAAATTCATCTCTTTCACTACCATTTTTGTACACTAATACTAGCTGTCTAGTAAGATTTAAGTACATTTCCATAAAACAATTCTCCCCTCTTTTAAAACCTTAACCAAAATGGGCTTTTCTATGACAATTAGGACATAGTGCTATTGCATTTTCCACAGTGTCCTCTCCACCTTCGGATAGTGGAACTACATGATGCACCTCTAAATATGGTGTACCATCCTTAGCACGTTTAAAAGGCGCCTCTTGTCCACATTCTTCACAATATCCATTAGCTCTCTCTAATATTTCAGCAATCACATCTGGATTTCTTTTATATTGAGTAGTAACCACTTCAACCACTTCAGGTATTTTTTCCGCTTGTTCTAATCGATTTTTACGTTTAGAACTATCAATATTTCGAGATTTCTCTACCCTTATTTCTAGATCGCTTTCATATTCATTATTAGTAAGGTTATGTAAAGTACTATAGTGGTCAATCTTTCTCAATTCAAACCACTTAGAGCCGTCTTCTTCTTCAACATGTTTTACATATTTGAATACACCGTTTAATACACATTTCGTATCTTCTTTAATAAATACATAGATTGGTACATTTGTGTCTTTAGTATTATAAATAGCAGAGTTATCTTGGTACTCTAATTTGAAATTATTGGCTCTATTTTTAAAATAATATTTTAAAACTTCTTTTTCTATTAACCACTCATTTGCATATTTCCCATTTTCTAAAGTAACTTTAATAAAAATAGCGCTTAATTTAGGGGATTTCCCTATTAAATAAATACCTTTTCTATTATCATAATCCCTAGCAAAATTAGAGATGTCCCACGATGTATATGTCTTTCCAATAACAAAATCACTTAATACTGTTACATCATTTAGATGATGTTGGAATCTCTCTTCGAATTCAGAATATAAATCTTCATACGTTTTTAACCCTCTACTCTTTAAAGATTTATAAACTAAATCTTTTCCATTATCAGGTGAATCCGAAAATCTATTCATATAAATTTTTAAATCTCCTATTTTCTTAAAAGAATTAATTCTAACCATAGTGCTTCTAACTTTATACTTTATCTCCTTATTAATATCAGGGTGATTTAGCGCCGGTATATCTACCTCTGATAAAATAAAATCAATTGCATTCTTAATCATATCTTCACTTCCTTAACCAAACAAATATGCCGTACAATTCACAAACTATATTTTACCTTAATTTTTCAAAGATAACCATTTACTTTAATAAATATCAAAAATAAGAACCTCATCCGCAATTGCAGAAGAGGCTCTCATTTACCTGTCTTGCTATTTTCTTTTCAGCACGTTCTATCATAGATTGTACCGTACTACATGTAATGTCTAGGTATCTAGCAATCTCTCTGTATGTTAAACAATATCCTCGAGACATGAGGTATACTTCTTTCTCCCGTTCTGTTAGCAATGACAACGCATCTTCTAGCCTTATTTTATCCCATTCACCAATTGCATGTGCTTGTTGATGATTGTCCCACTCATATAAGTTATCATCCATGCTACGAAAATATCTTTGCATCAGTAATGGATCACATGCTCTTTCCCTCTGATATGCAGCTAACCTTTCAACCCCTCTACGATTTCCCGGTCTTCTCGCCTTTTCCATCCATTCTAAGGAGTAAGAAATGTCGCTAATCATATTAGTGAGAATCTTTATATCTTCCTCTTTGGCATCCTTCTGGGCTTCTCTCAATTGGCTTAAAGTTGTGTTATATTGCTTAATCAAATCCTGCATAACCTATCCCTCCTTATAAACAAAAAAGAACACCGTATATAGACTGTACTTCTCTACATAACAGTGTTCTTTTATTACTTTCATATTTAATTTCTACGCTTCTCTCACTACACAAGTGAATTCCACTTATACAGTCAGAGAAACGGAAAACCGTTCCTCATAGACACAAATCTGTAAGTGTAGCTGATGCTTCTAATTAGTTTGGTAAAGTTCAAGAGAGAAATAAAGTGTTGAGGTGCCCCACGCCTCTTTGAACCGAGGAAAGTATGATTAGCAATTGGACATTCGGAAGGAACATCCTCGGCTCAAAGAGAGGTGTAACCCTCTCCCTCGTTGGTCGGACCCTTACTTACGTTTATTCGTGAGTAAACTATAATTAATTGCCCTAGCCCGAGAAATTTAGATAAATCAAGAAACAACATACAGTACCATTTCCGTGGCAGTTCCTATGACACTTTTAATGATACAGATATATCCATAGGATTTTTCATCTTTTTTTTATCTTTTTTTTATCTTTTTTATCAAAAAGAAAGCTACCTACTTAAAGGTAGCTTTCTCAGGATATCATTTTTAAATAAATGAGTTATTCCACAAGCAAATCTAAATCAACATACATTTTCATTAATTCGTCTGTATAATGTCTTAATTCATCCATACTAAGTTTTTCTTTTTCCATCGATGATTTATATAGATTCAAAAAATTACTTTTTATTTGCTGATATTCAATTGCACTACTCCCCAACTTTTTTATATCAAAAGCTTGGAATTTATCGAATAAACTATCTTCTGCATCATAAGTATCACCTAATAACTCTTTTCTTTCTTTACTTACATACATCACTTTATCAAGTTTTCCCCATTCAATTCGCTCTAAATCTTTAAAAAGCTCTTCGTTTGATAAATGTGCTGTGTAATCATTTAAATCTTCTTTCACTTCAAGCTCTACTTGCCCTTGGTATAGCTCAACAAACTTACCTGGATTTAATATTTTAACGGTTTTCCCATTACTTTTTTCATAATACTCTTGAACCAATTCCCTTCTAGCCCCTAAAACATTACCAGTACTATCTTTATATACCCAGTCTTCTTTATTATCAAAAGTAATAAAAATTATATCTTCTTTTAATTCACAAATTTGCAACCATAAAATTAAATCACCATATTTATTAACTGATTTTGTTTTATCTCTGAAACCAGGAGGAATATTTTTTGCAAATCTTCTTTTCCCTTCCTCTTCTAATTCCTTTTCAGTAGATAAAACCTTGGATTCAAAATATGATTCTTTAATAATATCTTCATATTTTAAAAGTATTGGATCATTATCCATATAATCACTTAACTTTAAAACTAGAGAACGTAATTCTTCTATAAATACATTACCTTGCTCATTTAACACATTTAGTTGTTTATTAAAATCTTGTTGTAACTCAACTACTTTATCAGTATAACTATCCTCTAAAATATCAATTGCTGGCAATATCTTATTTAATTTTTTGGGTGGTTGAGTATTCTTAATTTTATCTACACTTGTTACGAATTGCTGTAATTCATTAGTTATTTCTTTTATTCGATTTGGTCTGTTTTCATTAAATTCTCGCACAACATGAGAAGGAATCTTCAAACGTTTCTCATTTACAAGTTCTTGTAAAATATTTAATATAGTATCAAATGTAACAGGCTTCGTTTGATATGCTGACAATAATACATTTGTATCAACTACAACTGTTGCATCTTTAATCATTTCATTTAAAGGTTTAGTTTTTATAAATAATTTTTCCAATTCATTTTGCATTTATAAATCTCCTAGTGTTATATGTTTTTTAATTATCCAATTCCTCTAGTTTTAGTAGGTATATGGTTTTTCAGCAATTTTATATATCATTCCTTGCTTTTCATAATTTCTTTCCTTAACCATTTTTCCATCTCTTACAAGTTGCTCCATACAAGTATGTAAAAAGACAGTACTAATCATATATTCTCCATTTTCTACAAGTTTTCGCTGAACATCTTTAACAGTCAACCCTTCATTTTCATCTTCTAAAATGGATAATATTTTTTTCTTAGCACTGCTTTTGTGACTCAATTTCTTCTTATAAGAATCACTGATATCACTATTTAATTGTTCGCTCATATTTTTTGCAACATAAGGAACAGCCTCTTCAAAAACTTGCTGAATATCTTGTTTAGATATATTTTTGTTCTTCTGTTCAACAGTCTGTACAATTTGCTCTATTACAGGATTCAAATTTTCTGTAAGTGTTTTTTCCACATCAAAATCATCTAGTTTATTAACTTTTTGATCAACCTTATCAATCTTACTTTCCATAGTCCTCAATATATCTTGCATTTGCTGATTCAATCTTTGTGAATCACTGTCTTGTTTAAGAGCAATATAAATTGCTACTAAACCTAATGCAATTGATACCGCACTAGACATAATTGAAAAATTGGCTTCAATTCCTTTATAATCAGCAAACCATAATGAAAGTATCAGAATAATAATACCTACCAAGATACCCATTAGCCATTTCCAATCTTTATCCGTCCAATTTCTTTCTTCCATTTCACTTTATCTCCCTTAATTAGAAAATCAAAACATAAATATACATTTTTTTCTACAATGAAATACTATCACAAAACACATAGCACTGCATCTCATCCAATCTCTTTAAATTTGTCACTTTATTTAAGATTCTTTTTAACTTTAATTGCATAAGTAATTCTATTAAAAGTGTCTCTATGTAATTGTAGAAACCTACTCACCCGAATACGATTTCAATTGCTCAATAGCTATCCCTTGTGCATGTTTCTCATTATCAATTAAAGAGATTCCTCTAGACATAGAACTCCAAAACTCATATCCGCAATCTTCAATCCACCTATAAACTTCAATTGTATACAAACCATCTTTTCGTTTTATTATTTCTACTTTGTATAGTTTACTTGGTGAAAAATATTCTCTCACAACTTGTCCCATGTTTTCATTCTCTCCTTAAAAATATTCCTGCAGTTAATTCACAAAAAGAAGCCACCTAAGCTGGTGGCTCATTCATTAAATGGATTATTTTTCATTCTCATCTAGATATATATCAATTGCCTCTTGTATGATTCTTATTCTAGTTCTATCTGTAAAACTTATAAGAAATGAAATCATAATCATAATAAGAATTAATAGAAAAACAACACCTGTAGAATAGTAAAATAAACCAGATATTTCAATTCCTACACCATCTTTTGATATAGGAATAAAAAACTGTATAACGTGCTTAATGTTACCTGTAACCAAAGTACTAGCAAATGCTGATGAGAATATAGCCATAATAAATGTCTGAATAACTATTGGTGTACTATCTTTTTCCACTACATTTAAATATGCCTTAAATCTCTTGATTTTACTTTTATCATCCTTAAAATAATATCTTATTCTTTCCTTTAAGACCCCCATATTATCAATAACATCACCTGAAACCTTCTTGCATCCAATTAAAAGCCTTAATTGTTCATCCAAATCCTTTGCATTACCAGTCCATTGATATATTGTTACATCTTTTTTCGTTCTTCTATATACACCTCCTATTCCCCCTTTAGTAATCCTTTTTGCAGTATCAGCAATTATAATAAAACTCAGGGCATATAATGCATAAAAAATTAATATTGCGATATACATAGTAGCGATCCCTATACTATCCACTATTGGTTGCATAAAGATATTCAACAAAACTGTAATTACAACAAAAATCGTTGCAAATAAATATACTTTTTTCATAATTATCTCTCCCACATTGATATTCAAGTAAAATATTAACAACAAAAACTATAAAACACAATATACATAAATTTATATTATATGATTATATTAACCAAAACCAAAAAGGATACCAAGTTTGCATGGTATCCTTTTTCCCCCATACTTTACCCTTCTACTTCAATGCCTAATTTATAAGCAAGTTCACACAAAGCCCTATTCCTCTTCCTATAGTAATCCGGTTGAGACATATTCAATACCCTACACATTTTTATCCAATTAGGCTTCTCTTTCCTTAGATAAGCTAACTCAATAAGTTGCTTATCCCACTCATCTAGCTTTTCTACACCTTTTCGTATTTCTTGGATATAGTTGATTCGTTCTAAAACTGTTTTACTCATGCCGATCACCTTACCATCTTGTACACGCTCTATATCTCTTTCATCTATACTTGATAAAAATAGGTGATACTTTTTCAAAGCTTGAAGCACATTCTTCTTTGTCTGCTCTTTGTTAAGAACAGGTAGGGCAATATCCAACATAATCTCACTCCTTCACCATTTTCAAAAATGTATCCAACGGTATAACTACCAACCACGGTTTTCTATCAGCTTTAATTGCTAATGCATCTGGCTGTTCACGTTCATCCTCCAGCCAGTTATATAACGTCTTGAATCCTTCTTTCCTCGCTTTTACCTCCCATTCAAGACCTAAACCCTTGACGTCATTTGAGTAACCGTCCATCGCACCAGAGAGCGGTACACGAGCACCACCTATCAAACTAGCAAATTCTCTTTCACGTCTCATTCCTTTATCTCTTTGACTTTTTCCCATTTATAAATCTCCATTTCTTTAAAAGGATTATTTCATTAAGTTCCAATATGCAATATTGCATATTCTGTACTTTCAATTTTCATACATGCAATAATTTATTTATAAAAATACAAAGTATTGGTAAGGGTGATTTTATATGAACAAGTTCAGAAAGAAGATAATTAAATCTTTACAAACATTTTGGGGATGCTTAGCATTCGGTGGATTAATGTTTGCTATCTTCTTAATTATGGATCTAACAGATACACCTTTAAATACATTAGGCTGGAGAGACTGGCTAGGTTCTGCAGTAGGTGCAGCCATTGTAGCTGTTGGAATATTTAGTTTAAATAAATTGGATTTAAAATAAATATTCCGTCAATACTATAGATACACCAGTCTCCAATTCCCCTGGAGATGAGCAGTTAGCTTTTGCTAGCTGCTCTTTTATTTGTAATCTTTCTAGACTTCTGTTACTTTCCACTTCCGAAAAACTCGTCTACCCACTTTTCAACTTTTACAACTTCTTGCCTTAATTGCTCTGCCAACTCTGCGATTTCAGCTTGAGCACCTTTCCCTTTTCGACGTTTATTGTAGAAATCTAATAGTCCCCGTAAATTGACTGTTAAGACCAGGTTAGTTGTAGCCGCATTTGGAAGTACACTGCGAGCATCCTCAGCAGGAATACCCAATGATCTAAGTAGGTCATAATCACTTTGTAGTTTGTACATCATCTGATTGTAAGCTTTAACTACTTGTTCTCCTTTAGCTTTAACAGTTTCAGGCACTATATAATCAAACCCACCTATCTTATCATCACTTCCCATACGTACATATCTTTGAGACTGGACTGAGTAACTGAATCCTACACGGTGACGTGTTAACTGAGCGAGTAATGCTCTGCTAACTCCTTCTACTGCAAAGGTATATGTTAGATGCTCCAGTGTTGAAGTATGCCCCGAACCTACAATATGCCTAATGAGCCGATCTACTTCTTTTCCACCTTTTCCATCAGTTGCTTTGCCCTTGAAGTACTTCTCTCCTTCTAATGCTACAATCCTACTAGGTTTATTTGGTGAGTAACACGTACGGATTGCTGATAAGGCTATCACTTGCCCATGAGTAGGATCAAACCCTTCCTCTCCAATACCAGATACAAGTGATAAATAATTAACAAATTCCTCAGATAATTGCGTATGTGCTAGTAGCTTTACATCCATATTTAAATTCTCCATTTCTTAATGAATTTGTAACCTTGTTAGACAAGTTTTGTATACTGTAATTATTTCTTTCTTATAAATTAAGCTCGTCACTTGAATTATAAAAATGGGTTTATATCCTATAACCTTTTTGCTATCTCGTATACAACATCTACAGTTACACCATTCCCGGCCTGTTTATATAATTGATTTTTTGATGTTACTGCAGCTGCCTTTTCAAAATACGAATCTGGTATGCCTTGCAAACGCCATGATTCTCTTTCGGTGAGCCATCGCAGCTTATCTTCACTAGTTAAGACAGCTTGTTCTCTAGATGTGAGTAAAGTTTGTGCGACTCCCTTGCCGACACGCCCTCTTCTTGTTTTAGATGTAGGAAAAGTTAAATTCACCGTGTCACCATGGTATGCAATGTTATATCCTTTCTTCGTAGCTTCACGAACAAATACTTTCCCTTCGCAGATACCAATTACACAATCTTTTACTCGATCCAGGTCAACTAAATACTCGTCTGGTGTCTCGTCCTCTAAGATGTGCGACAATGAATAGTCTCGTTCTATTTTGAGGAATTCCACACTCGGTTGAGGTGATAGTTTGCCATTCTGCATCATACCCGACTTCATCCAAGCTAGAGAGAATACGGAAAAGGTCCCATCCTTTATTAACTCGTAACAAGTTTTCAACGTTTTCAAAGAGTAATCGTGAGGGTTTTTTAACTTCATCTGCTTCCCTAATGATTCGTATAACCTCTCTGAAGAGTCCTGATTTTTCTCCTGCCAATCCTTTTTGTCTTCCGTTCTTTGAAATGTCTTGGCAAGGGAATCCGGCACACCATATATCTGCTGCTGGTATTCTTGTTCCGGTAACGTTTCTAATGTCATTTTCGGTCCATTCTCCCTTCGTATCATGCATAGATTCGTATGTCGCTCTAGCATCTTTGTCCCATTCAACCCAACCGATGCATTTGTGTCCGGCTTTCTCCATCCCTATCCGAAACATTCCGATTCCCGCAAATAAATCTATAAAAGTAAGACTCATATCACCACCCCGCTTTCTACTACTCTTTTGAGCTATTTATAATTAAGAGTTTTAATTGTATTCATCACACTTTTCATCTTCATCTACTATCTTTTGATGTACCGAACAATACAGATTATTATCATCGTCTGATAATGAATTGCCGCAGTTTAAACAATCTTTCTTCATGTTATCTCCTCCATTTTTATTTATTTGTTCCAAACTTTCACATTGTGGCCAAAAACATTTTTTGTACCAAATAGCGTTTTTGTTCAGTTCTATCACAACCCAAGACATATAGACAACTATATATTAAAGTGTTAAAATATTATTGTGATTCCCATATGGTTTCAAAAACGACTTTTTCTTTGTTCGTGGGGCTTTTACGTAATAGTAAGAGCCATTTTTTTATTCAAATTACGATTTTTTCACTTTTTTGATACATTTATGAAACATTCATGTGTTATCTTCAGTACGTTCTATTCTTTTTATAAAGTCGTGTGAGTTATACCAACACAAGAAGCCCTAGAGCCCTAACTCTAGGGCTTCTTCATTTAAATAAAGATTTTATAAATATCGTTATTTCCAAATTTAATAATTTATGTTAAAATCATCTCATATCAATCTTTTTACTTTCACTTTAAAGATTATACTTCAATTGTGGTCCTAGTTTACTAGGGCCTCTTTTTTATTTTTAAAATTTTATTTAAATCCATTCACCAATCTCATGTTTTGCCATACAATACTACTACCTTTCTGTATAATGTGAGCTCGTCACTTTCGTTATAATGAGGCATAAGGAGCGCTCTTAATCAGCGCTCTTTTTATTTGTTGTCAAATAAGAATTTTGATAAAAATTAATACACTCTTTATTTACAAAATCCATATACTTATACAGACTATAAAAAATAAAAAATATAGTTCTTGGTCGAAGAGCACCGTTAGGACAAATGGTGCTCTTTTTAATTCAAATAACTATTTTGTTTAGTTTTCCTCGGACTCTCATTCCACCTTTTTAATCGCCCACAAGAGGTCAGCTAATTTCGGCATTGTCATGAGGTACAATCTTTCCTCTGACCCATATGGTTTATCAAAGTCTATAACTACAGTGTCCAATCTTCTAGTTGCATTGCAATACCCGTTGTTGTCATATTTTCGATCATAATATTCATACATATCTGACCCAGCTGAATTTCCATACTTAGGTGCGAAGTCAGGTTTCACTCGCTTCCCTAATTCCGTTAGGTAGTTTATAAGGCTTGTAGATTCTTCTTTATCAAATAAGAACTTTCCACTATGTTCAGTATCGGTTAAAAACTCAACTGATTTAGATTTAGGAGACACATATAATTTACTTCCTTTCACATCTTCAAATACTACTACTTCTCTGTTTTTAAAATTTCTAAAGTTTATACTCATAACCTAAACCTCCTTTTCGACCAAATAACGCTTTGGTTTAGTTTTTATTGATATAAGTGATTACCTCTTTGAACGTAAATCTTTCTGTAATAAATGGATGCATGTAATTTTCCCAAGCGGTCTTATAAGAGCAAGTAAACATAACTGATTGATTTTTTAATACTTCTGCCACTTTTTCAATTTCTAAATGCACATCGATCACCTCGTTTTAATACAAAATTCAAATTTCATTAATATCCGTTATCCTGTCTCTCAAAGTTTTCCGCATTCTTCTCCTTATACGAATTAATAACATCCTCATAAGTAAATCCGTACAAATAGCAAATACGAAAGAAGATTCCAAATGCTCGTCTTAAATGTCCCATTGTTGTGGTTAAATCTCTGTACTGACACCATGCCCTTTTTGCAGTCAACACATCTTGCATATACCATTCAAACAACATATTTACATTGCTTGTATCTTTTCTCATAATTGCTTGCATACTGAACGATGGAATAAGTTCATGTCTCCATGTACATTTATCTAATTCAATGACAATATTCATAAGAAAATGGAGACCATCAATTAACTCTTCTAATAGTCCATTCTTAGGAACTCCAAATCCTGTACTCCACATCTTAAACGCTCGGGTTTCATTCCATGCTTCACCGATTTCCACCAGTAATGCGCGAAATAACATATCCATTTTGTCATTTCCTTTATATCCAATTCGTTTATCCAGTTCTTTTTGCATTTCGAATAGTTCCGTAATATCAAAGTTTTGTTTCTTCTCTTCAGATGTAATTGTGTGTAACTGAATCATTATAAGTTCACTCCAAGTTTGTATTTTAGTAAGAATATAGTCACACTGATTAAAAGCCAGCCGACTACAATGATCGCCATTTCCTTTTTAAAGCTCACTCTTCTCCCTCCAACATTTCCACTAACTCCTCAAACGAGCATTCGAACAAATCTCGAAGCCCGTCCTTGGATTTATAAATACCTCTATCAATCAGTTGATCTATGATGTGTTGATGCAAAACTACCCCACCATGTCCTCGACACAAAATTGTAATTCCATACTTTTCACTGGAAAGTATTTTACTGGAGTATCTTTTTCATTAATTGCTACACAACCTAAAACCCCCTCAAATTTGTTATCCTCAGTCTGAACAACCACTTTATATAGGACATCCTCACGTTCACAAATGTCACCTAATTTAAACTCGTCCATTTTACGATTCTTCTTATAAAACATCATGAAACGCTCAAATTCTTCCAACTCTTCATCAGTTGCCTTTCGGAATGTACGTCCCTGATATCTTTTGAAAGAACATCCATTTTCATAGAAACGATATTCTCCTACTTTTAACCCCATGATTAAGTAATACTTAGTTTGAGTCTCTTCTTTTAAAATTCCATACCACTTCCCATTTGAACTTTCCATTACAAACATTTCACCGTACTCTAAATTCAATGGCTTCTCATAATCTACAAACTCGTTTTCAAAAAAGAAGTTCATACCGATGGCAGATGGTACAATACGCTGACTACTAATTCCCAAAACTTCATGCTTCCCTTTTTTTAATGTGTGTGCAAAATAATCATTCTTTTCTTTAATCCAATTTGTTTTCATTCTTTCAATCACTTCAAATCCTGTATATGTTTTCATTCTTTCCCCTTCGCTTTCTTTAACATTTCTTCAATCCGTTTTCCCGTAGTATTTTTATAGTCCTCACATGACCATTCAGCGTTGTTTGTCGGAGATGGTGTAAATAACATTCCCCAACTACCAACGCTTGAAATATGGACATCAGGACGAATTACAGTAATGGTCATATTAGTTCGTCTCCCATTTAAAAAGGTAACTTTCTTTTTCTCTTATCCCTTGTATACTTAAACTCAATATGTCTGTATGTGTTGAACATACGAGATGTAATGCGCTCATCGTAAGCTTTCATAACAGCTTCACCTGTTAGGTTTGTTGTAATGATCGTTTTCTTTCCCTGTCTTCCATCAAAGACTTTAAACAGTACACGATTCACAAATGCAGTTGCCTTTGGATCTGCAGCATCCATATCACCTAACTCAGCACCCAAATCATCAATGACTAATAAATCTGCACTAATTAGTAAATTAACAATGCTATGTTCAGATTCCTCAGATTGCCCATTGAACGTAGAACGTATATAGTCAAATAGTTCTGATACAGAAACATAAAGAACCGTTCCTGCGCTATTCTCATTCATTTCATGAGCAATTGAATAAGCAAGATGACTTTTACCAGCACCTACTTTTCCAACTAGAATCAAATTAAACCTTACATCATTTAAATACTCCTCAAGTGCTCTCTTTGCTAAGGTATAATTCTTTTCATCTTCTTCACAATCAGATTTAAAAGTTGAGAATCTAGCAAGTTTAATTGTTTCATCTTTAATCAAGCTCTTATCGTAAAACATACTTTTACGTTTTCTCTGTTCCTTCTCATCTCGGAATACATTCATTTCCGCTTCTAGCTTTTGATTATCTTCTGCCAACTTACATACTGGACAAACTACTTCACCATTTATCTTCATGAATCTAACAGTACGTTTGCGTTCTTTTTTACAAACCTCACATGTATCAGAAAGGAAGATCATCTTCTTCGAAAGGGTCTTTGCTATATCTGTTACCTTTACTAGAGCCATGTTTTCCTTCCACCTTTCCTTGTTGTAAATAGCCTTCAAACTTTGTACCAAATAATGTTTCTGGTCTTAGATACTTTGCTTGTTCTGTTCTTAGCCATTCTTTAGCTTTTGTATCAATCACAGTTTTGAAGTTATCCACAGTGAATCCTTCTATTAATCTAGTTTTAATTAATGACTGTGTTTTCTTAGATGTTGAACGATAACTACTACCACACACGTCGTTGAGATAGTTTACTATCTCGACTATATATTCTTTAATCTCTGCTGTAGTCTCTGTGTTAGTCTCTGGTATTGGTTTACCCAAATTGGGTACATCCATTTGCCCATTTTGGGTAGACCGTCTACCCAAGTTGGGTACATCGTTTGTGGATTCTAACAAACGGAGTTTTTCATAATTAATGGAATACCATTTCGTCTTATCAAACTTAGCTCGATTATAATTACCTATAACAAGAAGCTGTTCATCTTCTAAATTCTTTACAATACGTCTAATGGTATTCTCACTCCAAAATGGAAATTGTTTAACCCATTCTGCCACACTGTTATATACCCAGTTTCTTTCATCATAAAAATGCTTAGATCTATTTAGCCAATAATGTATTTGTTGTAGAAATATCGCCTCATTTAAACCAATCCTGCTTGCCAGTCCTGGAAGAACAAGTAATGGTTCTTCATGAATTAATAAATTACTCATCTCTTCACCTTCCTCATAACAACTTCATAATAGAATCCACGGTCACGATCCATCACAAGGCAACCTTTAAACAGATGAGGATTTTCATCATTTCTATGTTTAACTGTTTCTAACACCTTTCGAATAGGAAATAAGTAATCAAACCCTTCATTCTCTAAACGACGACAGCGCTTAAGTAATTCAGATAACCTTTTATCACGTAAATACCGGGTACCTAAACCTCTATTCAAAGCTATTGGCATTGAACCATCTCTTACTATCGTTTTCATTTCAGTCACCCACCTATTGTGCTTGCTGTTGCTTTTCTTTCGCTTCGTTTAACCACGATGTTATTGTTTTTTGTAACTGAGATGCTTGTTGCACTGTCATTCCTTTGAAAGATTGAATTCCTAATGACTGTTTTACAGTGTTTTTCGTTTCTTCAAATGACATGTTATATACTTCCGACAACTCTCTAATTTGCACATGAATTGCTTTTATTCTTTGTTCATTTGCAACCTCTACCTGTCTAGCTCGCTCCTGTTGTGGAACGTTATCTAGTTGCTTAGCTACTTGTTTAGGTTCATCATCTTGTGGAATATCTTCACCTGAATAGATGTATAAGCCTAATCCGTGTAGTGCAATGGCTTTTGCTAGACACCTTTGAATCGACGTGTTTATTTGGAATGATGTAGGTTTTGCGATTGGCTTATTATAGTTATCCAATACAGGATGAATTTGCGAACGTGTGATGTTATTTACCGTTACTTCAACTTCTACAAAGTACCCAACTTCTGTTTTCATATAAGGTAATCCATCAAACCTAACAACTTGCCATGTGGCATCAGGATATTTTTTTAGAAGTTGATCTACAGCCCATGACCAGCTCAGATAACTAAAACGTCCCTTCTTCTCAACATGTTTACTGACATCAATAACTGCTAATTCTGCAAAGTAATTTTTAGTTTCATTCATCGTATTCTCACACTCTCACCTTGTTTTAATGAAATACCATCCCACTTCATACCATTCTTAACCGCTAGTAATAATGTTTTTTTATCTACCTTTGGATTCTGCGGAATCATGTATTCTGTCGGAATAACTGCATCCTCTGCAATATCTAAACTTGCTGGATTCTTTTGAATACCTACTGTTATCAATGCACCTTTAACACGTCTTTTATCCACAGCAACCATCTGATGATATAAATAATCCTTAATATTTTTACAGTTGTTCTCAAAAGACTTACGACGTTCAGCCAAGCGATTCTCTTCTCCTTTAATCACTTCAACTTGCGCTTCAATATTGCGAATCAATAACGCTGCACCTTGTACTTTATCTTCAATTGCTTCACTAATTGATTGGAGCGTATCGTTAATTACTTCTGAATCTATCCCATCTTCAATCATTTGCTGTAATTGATTGAAGTTACTTGTTAATTCGTACAGTTTCATAGTTTTATAGCCTCCTAAAATGGCATACCGCCATACGGTTTATTAGTTAATACGGTAATCACATAATCTATATCTAACTTTCTACAGGTATCTGCTTCCTTTGCGGATATAAGTTTCAAGCTACTTACAGCCGTTTCAACCTGCTTTTTTAATAATTGATTTTCTGTTAACTCTTTCATGTAATCGCCCCACGTGATATACTAATTTCGATTTTGTTTTTTATTGGAACCCACTGCCATGGGTTTCTTTTTATTTATACAAAACCTTTTGAATAACATCCTCTTTAATGCCAACCTCTCGCATACGCTCTACAACGTGCTGAACTCTATCATTTTCTTTCTTTTTAAATATCAATTCCTTTAATTGCTTATCACACTCTTTTGCCTTTTCTCCACATGCCTCATACTCTTTACAAACCTCATAGAATTCTTTCGTTTTACCCTCTACATTTTTCTTACTTGCAATACGAGTTAACAAAAATTGATTCTTTATGTAGTTCTCCTTCTTATTACGTAATGATTTCGCTAACTCAGCATCCTCTGGTAACACTAAACTTTCAATTCCCACTAGATTCACCAGCCTTTTTAAAAAGAGCATTTAGACATACAAATCTATTTTCAATTAATCGACATTTCTTTTTATATTCAACGTTATCTTTAAGTTTTAGATTGTAAAATTCCAACATATTAAGATAATCTGACACCTTTACCTCTTTATAATTAATTAATAGATTCATAGCATTCCTTTCCTTTCTTTCCAATTTTCTCGCTTCTATTGATTACCCTTTTATACTTTTGCAGCTCAAAATAACCTATAAGATGACCTTCATTCCAAAATATAGTAAAATTATTATTTAGGAGGAGGTGAAATACATGGAAAGACAGCCTGTTTTATCTAGCCGTATGTCAAGTGTCGGTTGGGAAAATGATGTACTTGAAATACAATTTAAAGATGGTTCTATTTATCAATATTCTGATGTTTCACATTCAGAATATATTAGTTTTATAAATTCACCATCGCTTGGTTCAGCTTTATCCAGATTAGATAAAGTTCACAACTATTCTCGTGTACTTTAATACTCAAAATGCTCATTCTGAAAAAGAGTGGGCATTTATACTTTGAGACAGGTGAGCAAACTAGTTGTTCTACATTATTTAAGAGCACTTCTTACTATCTAAATGATATTTTCGAATCAAAGTTTGATTAATAGATTCATTACCTTCCTTCCATTCTCTCTTCCGCCCATTCTCCTAAGAATGCTTGTACTTGTTTTGCTGGGAAATACCATTTCTTACCCACTTTGAATTTTGGGAAGCGTGGGTCAAAGAAAAACTGATCCTGAATTGTATTCCACGACATACATACACGTTTTTTAAGCTCTTTAGTATCCCAAAACGCTAACTCAGCATCATACTCTTTAACCTTCTTTTGAATTTCTTCCACACATAATTCCTTCACAACATTTTCATCTATTTGAACATTGAACATAATTATTCCCTCCTTATTTTTAAACCATTGGTCTCCAGCCGTTTATAAAGTTCAAAGCTTCCTCAAAATCCTTCTTCAAAATGTCACGGTAACTATTTACATTGAATGCATCTTTCAAGTTACGTCCTAGTAATCCAAATAACTTACGAGTTGAATCATGAACTTCCCTATCTATATGTTCGTTCTCCCATAAAAAATAGATTCGTTTGGCTTTCGTTTTTTCAATTACTCTTTGTTGTCCGTAGTCTACAGTTAATTGCTTTTCAACTACCTGCTCTAACGAAGAAACTCTTTTATTTAAGTTACTAGTTCCTGCTGCTATCAACTCGATTTGTCCAAATGTATCCCCAGGAATTTGCATTCTTTTTTCGATGTGTTCTTTCATTCTTTTAAACTCTCGTAAAAACTCTACTTTCATTTTCATTGCCTCTGGAGTCACATAGGACATTGCTACAATTGCAAATGCATCTTCTGTTAATAAATATTTTTTATACCATTGTTTGTTTTGAGGATGTTGATACTGGGTCTGCCCAAAGTTGAGCGCCCCCCACTCTGCTTCATTTGCTTCTGCCAATTTTTCTAATTGCACCTCAATATCACGATTTACATTCTTGTGTTCTTTTCCAAACATTTCAGCAACAGTTAAGCTATCTGTTACAACCTCTCCATTGTTTTCAAAAACTAGTACATTATTTTGTTGTTTGTCACTCACTAACGCTAATTTCCCCATTATGAAACCTCCTTTTTATTTTTCTCAGACCAACACGCCACTAAAAAGAACTTAAAGTTCGATTTATTACTAAAAAAAATATCATCGATATTCATATCAAAAAACTTTGCAATCTTCTTAGCCGTTTCCATTGAAGGCGTTCTTTCTTTTTGATCAATCATTCGAATATATCGTTCAGTAACTCCACAATGACTTGCAATTTCTTTATATAAGTTTTTTTGTGGGTAGTTTATTTTGTTTTTCATTTAGTCACCTCCAAAAAAGAACTATATGTTCTAAATATAGATTACAGAACTTTTTGTTCTATGTCAATGCAAAAAAGAACAATTTGTGCTAAACTTTTTCTAAAGTGAACAATTAGTTCAATTAGAGAGGTGAACAATATGATAGGTCTTAGAATAAAATCTTTACGAAAAAAAGAAAATCTAACACAAAAACAGCTCGCTGAAAAAATTGGAGTATCCCAAAGGATGATAGGCTACTATGAATCAGAAGAAAGATTCCCTCCACATGATGTCCTAAGTAAATTAGCTGATTGTTTTTCAGTTTCTGCTGACTATTTACTAGGACGAGCTGTTACAGACCAACCCAAAGAGCAATTAACACAGAAAGATGAAAAAGACATAGCAAAAAGAATGGAAGAAATAAAAAAAGATCTTCAAGGCGAAGACGGATTAATGTTCTCTGGCGAGCCTATGAGTGAAGAAGCCGTAGAATCTTTATTAGATGCAATGGAGTACATCGTGAAACAAACAAAAGTAATCAACAAAAAATACGTTCCTAAGAAATATCGTAATACCGACGATAACTGATGCGAGCTTAGGAGGGAAAACATTGAAATTCGTCATAAGAGATCTAGTCAAACAACTTTGCACAAAATACAACACGACAAACCCCTATGAGCTTGCTGATTGTTTAAAGATAAATGTACTAACTTGGGATTTACATGAAGAAATAAACGGATTTTATAAATATGAAAAAAGAAATCGTTACATCGTTATTAATAATCATTTGTCTCCATCTATGCAAAGAACTGTTTGTGCACATGAATTAGGACATGCAATCCTACATACTCATGCAAACACACCTTTTCTGCGTAAGAATACATTCTTTTCAGTTGATAAATTAGAGATAGAAGCAAATACGTTTGCTGCGCTTTTGTTAATTGATAAAAAGACCATTCAACCTGGTGATACAAAAGCATGTATAGCATACAAAAATAACATTCCAGTTGAACTGTTAGAATTTTATAAGCCTTACTAAAAGGAGGTGAAACATTTTGATTATTGATTTAAACGCCGAACGAGAAAAAAGAAAGAAACGCACCATCAAACAAGTAGAATTTAAAAAGGTCCCTATCGTTGAGAAAATCCATATTGTTGATGGTGAAATAAAATATGAAGTTTCAGGTTATAAAGAGACTCCAGTAAAGTGGTTAGATGATTAATCTGGCCACTTTACAATTATAAGGAAAGAGGGAATGTTATAATGGCTAGCTTCAGAAAATTCGGAGATGTTTGGGAATTCCGAGTAAGATTTAAAGACCCTTATACTCAAAAATACAAAGAGAAATCAAAACGTGGATTCAAGACAAAAAAAGAAGCACAACTTGCGGCTGCTGAAGAAGAGAAAAAATTATTAAACGGTTTAGAAGTTGAAATTACTCCTACTTCGTTAAAACATTACCTTAGAGACTGGTTAAAATTATTTAAGCAAGACAATGTAAGGAAAAACACTTTTATCTTGCATGAACGTAACATCGAAAAGCATATCATCCCCTACTTTCAAAACATGAACCTGAAAGAACTCAAACCAATGATGTATCAAAAATTTATTAATTCCTTAACCGATCAGGGTTACAGTAAGCGAACTGTTCAAATTATCCATGGCACAATGAACAATGCTATGAAAAAGGCTGTTAGCTTAAAAAAAATCGAGAACAATCCTTGTGAAGAAGTAGTTATTTCAAATAAGAACAATAAAGAAAGAGAAGGGCTAAAATATATGCGAAGTGAAGACATTCCCCTTTTCTTAAAGACTTCTTATCAATACAACTATATTTATTACATCTTTTTCAAAGCGCTTCTGAATACTGGAATGCGTAAAGGTGAAGCTGCTGCTTTACAATGGAAAGACATAAATTTAAAAGAACATACTATTACTATTTCTAAAACATTGGATTTCACAGCTAAAACAAAAGAAGAATTATTTGGAGATACAAAAACCTTTACTTCTAAACGTACAATCATGATTCCTAAATCATTAGTTGATGAACTGCTGGCACATAAAAAGTGGCAAAATGCTAATAAGCTTGTTTTACAAGATGCATATGAACACGAATTAGATTTAGTCTTTTCAAGAGTAGATGGAAAGTTCTTACCGAAGTCAACATTGTTCAATGCATTCTCACGCATACTAAAGAAAGCAAATTTACCTAGATTAGAAATACATTCATTACGACACACCCACGCGGTTCTTTTATTAGAGTCTGGTGCAAGTATGAAATACATTCAAGATCGACTAGGACATAAGAGTATAGAAATCACTTCTAACGTTTATTCTCATATTAGCGACAAAATTAATAAGGATTCTATTTCGGGGTTTGAAGCTTATATGAATAATGTATTGGGGTAACTTTGATTTTTTTGTGGGTGTTTTGTGGGTGAATTACTCTTCTTTCAAATAAAAGTGTTTTACCCACAAAATAAAAAAACCCTCAACACGTTGTGTGTCAAGGGTTTGAGCCTC